CCATGAGCGCCGTGATCTCGTTAAGAGGCTGTGACCGCAGTTGCAGGGCGCGAGCAAGGGCCTGATCGGAAGCCATATTGCCGAATTGAGCGCCTTGCATGTTCTGGTTGTATTGTTGCGCCGCAGCCGAATTGTAGAGCCCGGCAAGGTTTGACGCTTGCCCATAATTCTGCTGCATCGCAGCGTTGTTTATGCCTTGGGCGCTCATGGCGTTGGCAAGGTTTGCGTTTACAGCATCGTTCTGCATTTGCTGTGCCGTTGCACCTTGGCCGAAGTTCTGTCCAATAGCAGCGTTCTGCATCTGTTGTGCCGTTGCACCCTGTCCAAAGTTTTGACCAATAGCAGCGTTCTGCATCTGTTGTGCAGTTGCCCCTTGGCCGAAGTTCTGACCGATAGCTTGGTTTGCAAGTTGCTGTGAAGACAAACCGCGATTGTAGTTTTGATTGACAGCCTCATTGGACAATTGAAGGGCCGTAGACCCCTGTCCAAAGTTTTGTGCAATGGCTTGGTTAGCCATTTGCCGTTCGGTCGAGCCCTGTCCGAAGTTTTGAGCAATCGCCTGATTGGAAAGCTGTTGCGCAGTCACGCCTTGGCCAAAGTTTTGACCAATAGACTGGTTCGTCAATTGCTGAGACGTTACGTCGCGGCCAAAGTTCTGATTGATGGCGTCGTTTTGCGACTGCTGCGCCATAAGCGCATTGCGAATGTTCTGATCGTTTGCTTGATTGCGAAGCTGCTGCGCTTGAAGCCCCTGACCAAAGTTCTGCGACACAGCCGCATTCTTGAGTTGCTGTGACGACAAGCCTTGACCGAAGTTTTGGCCGATGGCCTGATTGCTGGCCTGAAGCGCGGCAAGCCCTTGGCCGAAGTCCTGGCCGAGCCCTTGGTTGTAGAGCCCCGCCGCTGTAGCCGCCTGTCCAAAGCCCTGCTGGTTGGCCGACATATCAAGGCCAATACCCTGCATGGCGGCTTGGGTGAACATGTCGTTTTCTTGCTGGCCCTGCTGCTCCATAGCCCGGTTGTAGGCTTCGGTTCCGGGGCGGAAGCCCTGATTGATAAGTTGGGTCCGCAGGCCCTCGCGCTGGCGCTGCATCTGGGGCGCAAGCCGTTGCAAGATAGCCTGCTGTCCCGTCATGCCCGCGTTGACCGGCATTCTGGAAACGCCCGACAGGTCCAGGTTGCGTTGGGCCGAGCCATACTTCGCGTCTTGCATACCGGAAGCCAAGCCAAACTCATTGGCGTTGATGGCGTTCGCAAGGCCAAAATCTCCCGCTCCGATGCTACGGGCCTGTTCAAAGTCGCCGTAGTTGATGCCCCTAGATTGACCGTAGTTGGCCGAATTTACGCTACCGGCCTGCCCGTAAGCGCCTGCATCTACACCACCGGCCTGCCCGTATTGGCCAAAGCCCATGCCGCTGGCGGTGCCAAAATCCCCAGCCCCCATACCGCGAGATTGGCCGTAAGCATCTGCGTTTACACTACCCGCCTGTCCGTAGGCATTGGCATTGACAGCCCCGGCTTGTCCGTAGGCATTGGCATTGACAGCCCCCGCCTGTCCGTAATCGCCCGCATTGATGCCACGGTTTTGTCCGAATTGGTTTGCATCGACGCCTTGCGCCATGCCGTATTGGCCCATCGTCGGGCCATAATTCAGGGCGGGGCCTTGATTGAACGAGGTCTGAATGCCGGGGCCTTGGTAATCAAAAGGCGTTCCGAGAATCCTTTGCGCGCTGGCAACGCCCTGGCTTCCGAGGTCGGCAAACTCGCGCTGCACCCGCTGTTGTGCATTCAACGCAGCCTGCGCGTCAGGCGTGAGCGTCTGCGTAATCGTGGGCTTCGGCATATTGGGATCGCTCATATCCCAACTGACGGTCTGGTTCCCATACGGGCTGATGATGTTGGGATTGCTGATGCCAGCCGTCTGCAAGCCCGCGTTAAGGTTGGCCTGCCCCTGTGCTGTAGCCGCCGCCGCGTAATCAGGCGCGGGGGGCGCTTTTGGAGTTTTGCAAAGACTACCCATCACACATTCCCCGTGAACAGATACAGCATACTGGCCGGAACAAAGTTTGCGCCCTTAAGCAACGACGACAGGTCGTGCTCAAGATGATGACCGGCAAGAACCTGAGAGATTCCATTGTCATTCAGGTGTTGACCGGCAAAATTTAGCAGCTTCTTCATGTTGTTTTGTTTTCGGTATTCGGGGTCAACGTAAAAAAAGCTATCATAGGCCACATGGCACGAAAAGATTGGGTTATACATAACCGTAAAACCCGCTTGTCCGCAAAGTTTACCGCTTTCGTCCCGCATTGAAAAGTAGACGAAGCGTCCTTCTTCCTCTTGTTTTACCAGCGCCAACACATCGGGCTCAAAATCAGAGTCGCCATAGAACTCGCTCCAATGTGCGTCACCCATGACGCGCCATTCGTCTAGGCAGTTGGCAACCTTTTCACGGGCAAAGATCATATGCCAGCCCATCCGGTTTGATACACCACATCTGTTGAGGCCCATTCAATCTGGACACCCTGGCTTGACGACTTGAATTGCAAGCCACCGCAATAGCCAATGCCGGTGACGCCCTGCCATTGGTTCGTCATGACCAAGCCAGCGCCCCAATAGCCAACGTCCCACAATGACACATCCCACGTAGCGGCATTCGCTACAGAGAACGACAGCGGTGCCGGGTTGGCCGTAACGTCAAAGTCAGTGTTCATGCCCACGAAGATCGAAGGCGATCCGTTAGTGAACAAACTGTAACGTGCCCGCGTGAAATACTTTTTGACGCCCCGGCTTCCGAAATAGTTGAACGCCTGGATAACGCTGGTCTCAATGTCAGCGCCGTTGTCGGCATAGGTATCATCCCACGCCAAGCCAACAATCCCGTTGCCGCCAAAGTATGCGTCGTCCTCGTAAATCTCCCAGCAGTTCGCAGCCCAGCCCTGAAACTGGCACCAAGACTTTGTGATGGTGTTCATCACATATTGCTCTTGAGAGCCAAGTGAGACAGGCACGTTGATCCAAACGGCATTGTGCTTGGCGGTGTATGTAATCTGCCAGCCGATAGACGTATGGTCCCCGCCATAAGCGGTCGTAGCCGCCGTAATCGCGCCCTGTATCTTGTCCGACAGCGCCACCCTGGGATCAAGGCGACTGCTTTGCAGGGACGACGCCATTGGGACCAAGCCGTCATAAGTGAGGACCAGCAAGTCACCGCCCCACTTCAGCATACAGCGTTGACCGATGGGCGAACCCAGCTTCCACACGCCGATCAGGGCAAACGTGTTAATGTTGGTCGGGTCCGTCCCGCTCCACAGGATAACCTCGCCCTCGCTCGTAATGAACGCAAGGTTGTCATCCACGCCGTAGCCCGCGTCGATAGTCCAGGTGTCAAGGTCCACCAGATGCCCGCCGTGTCGGGCAATCGCGGTCATTTCCAGCTTTTGAGCCGCGCCATAGATGGAGTCGGTTGGTAGATACCAAGCGTTCAGCGTGTCCTTTTCGATGAACCACAGCCGGTTCTTGAACAGCACCACATTGACAAGATCACTCGTCGTCACGCCGGAAATCTGAGTTCCACCGCCGCCCGTCGAAATCGTTGTCCAAGTCGTGCCGTCATACAGGCCGGGCTCATTAGCGCCGTTGACCGCGACAAGGTAGCTACCCGCGCTGGTCGTGATGTTAACGTGTTCCCAAACGCCGCTCAACAGGCCCGTCACCAATGGAGCCCCGACAGGGCCGCTTGACGTTACATCGTAAAGTTTTCCGGTGTCCGTGACCGCAAATAGTTCCGTAACCGGACCCGCCGCATAGGTCATGAGCGACTGCACCTGACCATCAAGTCCGGTCGCGTGTTCGGTGTATCCGCCACGCAAAACCGCGCTAGAGACGGTCGGGAACATGTTGACCATCGTTACCGCGTCCATCGCATCCATATTTGCCAGCGAGTCACGGGCGTTCCAGCCCCCGACAGGTGCGGGCAAGGATTCGACTTGAGCCGAAGCCTTCTGAACCAATGTGCGCGGCGAAAAGCCCATTACCGCCCGTATCCACTGTCAGGAATGTTGTCGTAGCCGATCAGGATGTTTCCAGGGCGAGGCGCAAAAGAGAGATTCGCGGACGAAGTGTCCTGTGCAATCGCCGTATCCAGTTCTGTGTAATAGTCCCGAAACAGGGCCGTAGTGTCGAAACCCTTGGCTTGAAAATACTTCAGCTTCGTGTTCAGCACCATAACCCGGTCGGGATAGATGCAAGTATCCGTGTCGAGCGTAAAACTGGTCTTCGGAACGCCAGCGGCGCTACGAGCCCAACCATTGCTGCGATACTCAAAGCTAAGGTTTTCAGCCGTCGAGAGCCCCGGCCAAATCTGGAAATAATCACCATACAGCCGCCACCGAATGCGCGGTCCCGTGCTGATATAGCCGCTCAGCAGCCATTCCCACTGTTGGGCGTTCTCAGGGCCGAGCATTTCCCAATGCTTGCTCTTGTCCCATTGTGTGCGCGGGACAATAGCGTCGTAATCAGCCGGGAAGTCGTATTTGACCTTCTGGAAATAGATGGTGCCGCTGGTCGCCGCGTCTTGCGGGAAAGCCGACAGCGTGACCTG